TTAATCTCCGCCACCAAACATCGGCTTCAGGTTGATCGCATCGCTCGGCTTGTAGGTCCACCGCCATTTATCCGATAGAGCCTTTGCCAAACGCGCCGCAATCTCGTTGCGAGCAGGCTCCGAATAGAGGGTGAGTTTGTTGGCATAGGTCTTTGCGAGATCGTCAGGCACAGCCGTCAATTCACCAGCGAGGAAAATTTCCACGTCTCGTTTCTCAATGACCTCTGCGCCTCCAAAGAAGGTGTATGTGCGGCCGAGAAAGCGGGCGACGATGACTGCCACCTCCATGGTCGCGTGTGGCATCCTCCGACGATGAACACCTGTCCCACCGAACCCGTTGCGAAACGTCCTCGGCACCACCGCTAGAGCGACGCATATAGATTTTTCAATATTGTCTTCCAGCCCCGGAGCCATGGCCTTCTCCTGAAGGCTCAACGCGGTTTTGAGGCCGCGTTGAGGATGTTTTGAGGGGTCTTTAATAACCGCTTAAATGGGCATTTTGAGAGTTCGCCACGCATACGCTGCGCAGGCCCTTTGATCATTCAGTTTTGGTCGGTGGTTTGCTCCAATATGGGTGAAACAAAAAGCGGTTTTCGGCGCGTGCTATTCCGGTCAAACTCACTCGCCCACAACACCCAATGTTCAGTTGCTGTCCCAACGTACTGAACTGCCCGTTCTGATTCCCCCGATCTTAAATTAAAGAAGGTCAAATCGTTGTGTTGCTGGTGATCATAGAGCGAGAGAACCGGCTCGCCCGTTTCGCTGAAAGTCAGAAGTCCTTCTTGTTTCACAGCCTTAGTACCGTCGACAAACTTTTGCGAAATGTCGACCGGCTCGATGAGCCAATCGCTACCGAGATCCAGGGCATCTCGATCAAAATTTACTTCTCCGTGGCGAAAAGATTTTTTGTGCAAGTCAACTATGACTAGCCTCGACGTTTGGCTTGCCTGCTCACAAACAATCGCAAGATAGGAATTGCCTTCGTGATCAAACCGAATAAGTGATCCGACCTTGGCTTTCTTGGTGGTCGTCGATTTGATGTTCAATGTCATGCGTTAATACCCCCATTGACTGAAATTTGCGAGGGTATCCTAACCGTGAAACGGCAGACTGCAAGTTGCAAAAGCCGCTCCGCAACCAACGGCAATTGATGTAAGAGTAGCGAGACCGATGCGTGTTGACGCACGCATCGGTCTCTATAATCCCCACATGAACCGCTCACATGGAGATAATGGCATGAAAAGCAAGATCGAAGCGTTACGGGCCCGAATGGAGGGCGCGCAGAGCAAAGGAGCAAAATCCATGTGGTATATGCTGTTCGCAAATGCCGTTGCCGATAGACTGTGCGAGGTAGAAACCATCACCCGGCAGGATATGAAGGCGATTTTTGAACGACGCCTAAACGAGGTTCGGGATGGGCCTGAGGCTGGTTTGCTCGGTCCTGGTTATGAAGAGTGCCTTGCCCGCCTCGATGAATTCACACCCGACGGTAAAAGCGCAAACGGCTATGAACCGTCTGGCCTGTAAGCGAGATTCAGTTTTCGAAGAACAGGAACCATCAATTGGGGTGTTTCGGCACCCCGGCCACCCGGTCTTGGCCGGAAGGACATTCGCAAGTTCTACGGCCTCACCAGTCCGAGGCGAGGCACCAGCCCCTCAATGATCACGACCCGCTGAAGCCATGCAGCATCAGCGGTGGGCGGTGCCGAAGCACCAAACGCCGGAACAAACTTGTAACTCGAATTGGCATCGGTATTGCCCGCATCACAGGGAATGCCGCCATAGACAATCGGCATCCACCCGCCTAAACCCGACGCGCCCGCTTGGGGACTCCACAACAACCCACCCCCGCTGTAGGTTCGAAGCCCGTTGTTAGCTCGCGTCACGAAGCTGGTGAACGGATGGCGCTGCAAGGGATTTGCCTTGGCGAGCATGATGGCGGTGACCGTTTTACCGGACATCGATGCCCGCTCGGTAGCATCGAACGAATTCGATATGGACGAAAAATGACCGTTCGTGTCTGCTGGCTTCACCTTGGCCGAGTAAGCCGCACCCGTGCCGGGGTGAATGTTTTCCGGATCGGTGTCCTTGGTTGCCGAACCATTCGACACAGCAGAGAAGTTCACCGGAAGTGCACCAGACCAGGTTGCAATATCGCCGTTGACGAACAGGTTTGTGCCGATCGGAAGTTCGAACCAGCTGACTGTCGAAAACGCCGCTTTCTTGGCCTTCCTGAAGGCAGCCATAAGCGCATCAGCAGCGAGCCTCGCGCCCTCGTCGTTACCCTGGGTGTCAGACGGGTGATAGGTGGGGAAGACATCGTTCGTCCGGTAAAGGATCGGGTCTTTGCCCGCGTCTATGTAAAGCTTGTGGGTGTCAACGATGGTGAGGCTCGGGAAAACGGAGGCAACGGCCACGATCGCACTGTAGACTTTGTCGTACCCGGCATTGTCACGCCACGGGTTCTGCGTGGTTATGACCTGCGGCACGCCCTGCCATTGCCAGCTAATCTGCCCGATGATCGACCAGAATAGACCGCGACCGATGGCTAGATCATTCCCAGGCGTTTCGAACGAAGACATGTTGTGGCCGTGATGAGTGATGGCCAAATCCGGTTTCGGAATGACATCGATAGCCTTGGGCTTACGCGACGCCTCAAACATGCAGCCAGCGACTTGACCAGGAAGAGCGGCAAGCCAGAAGTCAATTGTCTGAGCCGTTCCATTTCGCAGAACGACAGGAGCGGCATATTCCTTGGGACCATTGGCAGACGATCCACCCCACTCGGCCCAGCGGTGCATGATAACCGTGCAATTGAAGAGATCGCCGAGAGCCACGGCGAATTTGTAGTATGGGCCATATTCCGAATAGCCGGTGCTATCCGTTCCGGCGAAGATGTTGACGCTGTTCCCCGCTCCCAGCCTCGTCTTCAGAGGGCCGAAGGCCGAACTGACCTGATCAACTGAGAAAAAGTCACGCTCGTTGGTAGGCAGGGCTAACGGGCCGCTCTGCGGCAGTACAAGGGGCAGATTCCCGAACTGCATCAGGTGTTGTCCCAGACGGTCAGCGTCTTGCCGGCCGGATTGTTCCGCGCGACCAGGCGCAAGCTCGGCAGCTTAGCGATCCGGACGATGGGCGTGGACGTGCGATGAAGGGTGGCGACGGAAACCCAGGCGGCATCGACGGAAACGCGCGCCTGAACGTCCACCGTGGTCAGGTCACTGGTCGCAGCGATCTGAAGGAATGTTTCGTCCGCCGGCGTCCAGGCGTTGCTTTCGAGGCTTTCTGCGATGGTTGTAAGCTTGATCATGCGTTGTCTCCTTCGGGCCAGACGATGGATGTGACGGCCTCGGCCGTTGTGGCGGCCAAAACACTCACGGACAGTTCGCCGAGCAGCGTCTGGCAGCTGACGACATGCGCCTTACCGTCGCGGCCGGCTTGCTGGATTTGAACCGCGTCGTGCATCTTCCAGCTCCATTCGCCATCAGTGTCGCAAACCCAGAATGGCGTCTGCCAGTTCGCAGGCAGGCTCGGCATCAGGCTATCTGTTACGGACCCCATGAGGTTGATTTGCGCCTTGATGTCGCTCGGATAAGTGTGAATGGTTCCAAGCGCGCTGGATTTGAAACCGCCTGTAATGGTGGCTTCGCAAGCGGTTCTAAGAGCTTCGATGCGAGCGGCTTTAATGGCGTCAAGCGACGGCGCCTGCGCGACAGGCGCTTCGAACTGATCGCCCGTGAATAGCCAGCCGGGCAGTACCTGCTGGCCGCATTCTTTTATCGTAGAGGCAATATCCGGGTGAAAGGCGTCAGATGGCGCAATGGCGTCATCCAGTTCGATGATTTCAACGACGACGTTGTCGGCGATGCGAGCATAGGTCTTCATTTCGTTTCTCCTTACCAACGCACGATGACGAGGCCGTCTGCGCCGAGTGCGCCGAATGCCTGGGTATTTCCCCACGCGCCACCGCCGCCTGTTCCCGGCGCGGCTCCGTTGCCGAGGCCACCATCGCCCGACATGCCACCGCCTCCGAACGCCGAAGCCCCGCCTTGGCCTCCTTGGATATTGGCCGAGCCTTGATTGCCATCACCGCCTGGTCCTCCTTGAATGTTGAGATCACCGCCAACGCCGGCACCGCCAGCGCCACCGGCGCAACTGCCTGTCTGGCCCCGCCCGCCGCCGCCGCCGGTCGCCGAGACCTGCGAACCGAAAGAAGTGGTGCCCCCGGTGCCGCCAATCGTGTCACCTCTTGCCCCACCCGCACCAATCGTCACGGCAAAAGAAGCACCAGGCGTGGTGGAAATGTACTTTTCGGCGTAACCACCAGCACCGCCACCGCCACCCGACAGGGCATAGGCCGTGCCGCCTCGGCCACCGCCGCCGCCACCACCCACGACGCGCACAAACAGCTTCGTTACGCCGGCCGGGACTACGAACGTGCCATTTGCGCTGAACACCTGTTGCTGACCGATGGAGGCAAGCTGCACCTGCGACAGCGACGGGCCGACGAGAACCCAAGCAGTGCCCGAATAAATCAACATGACCGGGACACCTGCGGGAAGATCACCCGCCGCCAAGGCCGCTCCGTTTATGGAAGTGATAGAGCGAACGCCCTTTGCATTCAGGTTGAGGGTCGCGGCACCCGTATTCGTCGTGGCAATCCGGATTACGACCACCATGCCAGCGGTTAATGCTGCCGGAACAGGCGCAAGGGCAGCAGTCAAGGCATTTGCGCTACCGCCAGCCACGGCGTAGCCCCACTCATTATATTGCGTGGAAACGGTGAGAGCATCGGTCCGCTCCTTCAGGCGCAAAGGCGTGACGGCACGAGTTGCATCCGTGCCCGCTGTTACTTCAGCGGATGTAGCAAGCTCGATAATCCCGACCACGGTTTCGGTCGCGACCCGCGATATGTCCACTTTGCCCGCGAGCGCGGTGGTCACCGTCGATGCGAAGTTTGCGTCGTTTCCAAGTGCTTCAGCCAGCTCGTAAAGTGTGTCGAGGGCGGCAGGGGAGCCATTGATAACATTTGCGATCGCAGCGGTGACCGCCGCAGTCAAACCGGCCGGCGTAACTGCGCGAGCCGTGTCCGTGCCAGTCGTCGCCTCCGCAACCGTTGCCAGCTCCACCACGCCGGTGCGGGTTTCCGTCGCGGTGCGGGCCGCCAGTCCGGCAGGCGTTACGGCCCGCGTCGCATCTGTTCCTGTCTGGACCTCGGCACTGGTTGCCAACTCGACCATACCTTGCCGGGTGTCCGTCGCCGAAAGCTGTGTGTACGCCCCGGCCAAGCGAATAAACACCCGCCCGTCCGGCAGGCTAAAGCCGTGGCCATCGGGCGGCGTTACATATGACCAGGAGGAACCGGACCATTGAGCGATGTTTCCAATGTTTGCAGCCCAAAGGCCAGTCGCGCCTGTGGGCACAAGGTATGTGTCACCCACTGCCGGTGAGGCTGGCGGGCTTGCCTGGGTCATGGAGTTGATAACAAGCCAGCGACGGCGACGATCGGGAGCCAGCCCCAGAATTTGCAATGCCTGCCAGAACTGGGTCCAGTCGCCCTCGCTCGGCACGATACCCGCCTCCGTGATGACACGCAGGATTTCCTCCTGGATCATGTTGAGGAAGAGGGCTGTGACTTCGGTTCCCGGTGTTCCGGCGACAAGGTTTTCGTCGCGGAAGCCACGACGGCCGCCGCCAATATCGGTAGTGTCAGCGCCATTGATGCGATCCATCAGGCTTCTCCGTACTTAAAGACAAGTTGAGTGTGGGCGGGCTTGTAGCGGCGCAAAACGCATTCGATGGCCGAGATTTCGAACGAGCCGAGCCGATGGTGAGCGCGGCTGGTGCCTGTTCGGAAATTGGTAACAGTGATGAGGCCCGGAACGTTGACGCGCCAGACGAACTGGCTACCTTCCGGCCGCAAACGTTGGCCTGCGCGCAGAACGCCCGCCCGCGATGGCCAGAATTCCTCGATCGTGATCGTCACGCCAAGGGCAGCGGCCACAGAGACAAAATAGGGGATCGACTGGCCACCGCGCGCCGTCCAGCGCTGAAAGGCCAGCTGGCGGCGCTGTTGATAGGTCAGCCCGTCATTGTCGCGGCCGCACGGATCGGGACCAAGGCAACGCTCGAAATCGGACAGCAGCTTGTCCGCCAGACGGGGGTCTGTTTCGTTCATCATCGCTTCGGCCGCGCTCTCGGCGTCGGCGATGGCCCCGGCGATCGCGCCGAGGATCACGCCGAGAACGCCGTCGCGATACCGCAATGCCCAGCCGGTCGGCAACTTTGAGAAGAGGCTTTGAAGGACGGTTGAAGGAGGTCTTGCCACGCTTTTAAGACCCCCTAAACCACAAAGTTGATCACGGTAGAGACGGGGCACTGTTTCGCGCCGAGCTGGTAGCGGGCGGCAGGAATGGTGAGGTCGTGCGAATATTCGCCATCTGCGGCTGAGATCGCCTCGGAGATACGTGACGGCTCGATCGTCGCGCCGATCGGGCTGCTGTTGCCTGTATCGTCCTCGTCGCCGATCGTGGCAATGAAGCGATCGTAAGCGGCCTGCACGGCTGCCCTGGTCAAAGCGCCATCGGGACGAAGACGGACGCTGGCCGGCAGGTTCACCAGTTCCGCTGCGATCGGAATGACGCGTGCGGTTACTGGACGAACGCCAGTCTGGCCACCCTGTGCACCGATGTAGCTGCCGATTGCGGAAAGCTCCAGTTCGGTCGGGATACGCGGCGTTCCGTCATCGTTCTTCAAGGCAATGATGAGACCGACAGAGCCACGCCCTATCCAATCCTCAACGACCTTGACCGCGTATACGTTGGCGACGTTGCCGACCCACGCCCTGTAGTCAGGAGCTGAACCACCCATCGGCGGCTCACGAATGCGCTGAAGATAACGCACCTGCACTTCTTCCGGCGTTTCGTCGTCAGCACCACCGGCGAAGGCGGTCGCAACGGTTATCTTTGAAATCGCGGGATAGGCTGCAACCGTAGAAAGCTGCACACCGCTTTCGAGGTTTCCGCCACTACCAGCCGTCACGGCCTCGGCCGTAACGACTGCAATTCCGTTTGCGGCGATGGTGCCGCCTGCGGTGGTGATGTAGGTGCTGGATGCCGTCGAGCCGAGCACGATACCGGAAGCGAGAACCGTTCCGGCCGTCCCCTCGATCGTTACCGACCCGACTGCCTTCTTGGCTGCTCGCGGCTCGACACCCCATATCGAGGCATGCCGTAGGATCATCGCCTCGTCATCGGCGCTGTCCGGCATCCATTGCCGCGCCCACCAGGCGACATGGTCATGGGTTTCGCGCACTTCGGGAGCAACCGCGCTCCAGATCACGGCGAACATGCCGCGTGCTGACCGGACGGCGCGGGAAACTGCCTTCACGTCCGCATCCGGACGAATGGAAAGAATGCCGACCTCGGCCGCAGCGGCAATGCGGGCGAAGATCGTTTTGGCGGAAGGGACAGGCCAGACCATCACGCCACCTTCCGCGTCAATTCGAGTGAGACATCCTCGACCAGGACACGATAGGCGAGCACGCCGGCGCGCAGCCACCAGACCTCAATTTCTGCTGGCGTGCCGGTTTCCGATCCCGCCCAGGCAAGACCCTCGGCAAGATAATATTCGCCTAGCTGGCGGGTAATCTCCGTCTGTTTGGCGCGTTCAAGCAGCCACATCTTGCATCCGGACATGTCGCCGGCAGAATTGAGGCCGTCGAGCAAAGCGCCACGGCGTTCGGAAAATGACACAGGGGCCAGAAACTGCGAGCGGCCGTCCGGCAAATCATCATCCGGAGAGGCGCGGCGATCAACGCCGACAGACAGAAGGATCGGCGTCACTGGCGTTTCGTCGAGGACGAGGTTGAATTCGTCATCGAGCACCAGATCGCAGCCGCGCCGCGTGGCGTCATAGGTCAGGGCAAGGTCGAGAAATCCAGTCATGGCGCGAAATTATCGCGCGCGCGCAAGGCTGATCAGGCCCGCCGTGGCGGGCGGTCAGCCGCCTACAGGCACATTGGTAATACCGCCGCCTGGTACAACACCCGTGTGCTTGTGGGTTTTGTCGATCACCACGCCGTCGTGTTTGATGCTACCGCCATTGACGTTAAGCCCTGTTGCATCAATCGTCATAGTCACCCCACCCACCTTGAAGGTGATGGACGATTCGGCCTGCACTTCGATACCGCCACCGGCCCGGATGATGATGCGATCGCCGAACTTGTTCGACAGGCCGACATCGCCCTTGCCGAGACCGCCCATGCGCTGCGACGGATTGGAAAGCGGTAGGATAACCATGTCGCCTTCGTCGCCGCCGATCGCCAACGCAACACCGACTGCGCCGTCGTCGTCAGGGACCGACAGGAAGCCGTAGGGATGCATGATTTCGAGATCGTCGCGCCAGACGCCTTCCGCGACCTCGGCCGAGGCGGTCTGCATCTGACCATTGTCCTTGATGTCCTTTACGGTAACGCGGCGGATCAGTCCGCGCACTTTGTTGACGGTCTCGGTGTCGCTCATAGTGCCTCCGCAGTGCCATCCAGCGGGCCGGAACCTTTGTTTGTCACGTTGCCCTTTCCAGCCTTATCCGTCCGGCGCTTGCCGACCGGCTCCTTATCGAAGGCCTCTGCCGAGCAGACGGAGATATCCGTGGTGATTTCGTCAGCCTCGCCATAGCGGACGGCCGAGATCAGCAGATCGCGCTCGATGCCGTGAAAGGCATCGGAAACGGCAACGATCTGGTTGACCGTCCAGAGCTGTCCGTTCGCCTCGTGGCCCTTGACGGTATAGGTTTTTTGGTTGCCCTCGGCACGTGAGGTCCGGTTACGCCAGTCGGCCTCGTCCTGGGCGCTGGCTGCGCCTGCCTTGCTGCGGGCGAGGTGAACAACGGGACGATAACGCTTGATCTCGTCATCCTCGGCCCTGCCGGTCGCGACCGTTCCCTTGCGCTCGCGCTCACGTGCCGAGCCGTCACCATCGTTGCGCCCGGCCGCGCCGATCGGCTCGGCCGTTGCATCGAGGACGGCAGCGCCTCGGGATTTTCCGGATCGTTCGGACTGGCCGCGCACCACGGTCTTGCTGAAGCGGTTTGCCGTGCTTTCGCTCGCGCGGATCCCGGTCACATTACCCGGAAGATTAATCCCATCAGGCGCGCGGGTCTTGCCTGTTCGGGTGATGACGATGTTGCCGACGCCGTCCGAAAGGATCAGAGCGCTGCGTTGCCGCGCGCCTTTTTCGATTGCGGAAAACGCGGTCTCGCCAAGGTCGATCGAGTATCGGTCGAAAACCTCGCCGGTGTCCACTTCTGTGCGGACCTTCAGGCCGAACGGCTCGGCAATCTTGGAGGCCGCTGCTTCCAGCTTGACGCCCTTCAGCTCGGCCGGACCTTCCGCCAATGCCGAGCAGTCGATCAGATCACCGGTCTTGTCCCGACCGGAGATCGTCACCTCCGCATTTCCGTCCCTCATGTCCCAGTTAAGCTCTTCGACATGGCCGAGCAGGACCGTGCGCTTTCCGATCATGATCTTCGCCTGCATCTGGGCATGAAGGCGGGGCAGTTTCGGCATCGAGGCGAAAGGCAACGTCGCGCCGGACGCTTCACCATCGCGAAACGTGAAGCTGAAGCTGCCGGAAAAGTCCTTCAGGTCACGGGTGACTTCGCCGGATGTCCACTGATCGTAGGCTGTGCCGTCGAGAAATAGCTTGATGCTTTTGGCCATTAACTGCGCTCCAGAAACTCGATATCGCCGGCCGAAAGCCGGGCCGGATGCGCCGGATCATTGCGCGCGACGATGTCGGCATAGACGGTTTCGAGCAGCGCCGGCGTATCGCCGGAAAGATGCTGTGCGATCAGCCAGGCGTCTGCATCGCTATCGACAGACAAACGGCGGACGGCAGGAAGACGGCCTATGACTTCGTTGAGATCGGAAACGATCGCCGCAGTTAGCGATCGCGCGGACGAAGAGAGCGCCGAACTGGCGGCCTGCATCGTATCGGGCGCTTGCTGCTCTACCTGGTCAACGAGGGAGGCGAGCGCTGAGGTCATGGCAGCGCGGTAGCGAAGAGCTTCCTGCCGTGAAACGAAATCGGCATAGGAGGATTGTTCGGCGGTCGCTGCGATAAACTGACCGGCCGCGCCGGCCAGCAATAGCGCATCGATCGCGGAAGGTGCCTCGGCCGCTTCCTTCAGCAGCCCCGACGCAATGGCAAGGCCAGCACTCATCAGTGCCTGGGCGCTTGGTGTCGAGGTGGCGATTGTCGTCGCTGGAGCAACGGCCGGAACCTCGATCGTCTGCGCAACAATCGTCGCAGCCGAACTGGCCCAGGCATTAAACGTCACGGGTGACGACGGCGACGATGCCGCCAGTGCCGAACGTATCTGACTGACGGCGGAGCGTGCGTCCGGACGCGCCGTGACCGTATCAATCACCGAATGTGTGATGCGCCGGCTGCGGATTGTTGCGGCGGTTCTGGCGCTGGAAATAACTGTCAGAGCGATCGAAGCGGCGAGTGAGGTCAGTGTCGCGACAAAACCGGACAGAGCGGCGGGCATCAAGCCACCGGCAAAACCTGCGAACGAAAACGTCGGGGTGCGCTTGAACCGTGCTGAAATCCGCAGCACGCGCAGTTCACGTTCCGAAAACCGGATTTGCGCCGGCTCCTCCATGATGACTTGCATAGGGCCAAGCCACGGATGGATGAGCAGTGCCGGACCGGGCGTCTCGAAAGCTCTGGCAAGCAGCTTTGCCTGTGCGCGATAGTCGTCACCGACGTAAAGCGCCTCGATGCTGATACCTGAAGGTCCGACGCCGAAATCGTCGTAGGCGGGGGTATCAACACCGGGGAACAGGTATTCGAGAACCCGCCGTCCATGGTCGCTCGACACATCAACGATAGAAATCGGAATGCCGCGATAAACGCCCGGCAGCAATCCTTCAGCGGAACCTAAACTGTCCAGACGCATCAGGGCCTCCCGACGGCACGGCCAGTGTTGACGTTCGGCGACGGCGACGTGACGATCGTTGTCTGGCCGACGACCTTGCCAGGACCTTCGACAACAACCTTCGCTTCGGTTTTGACGTTGAGCTGCTGCGGCGCGGCAGGCGCGGTCGGTGATGCCTGCGCCGGCAGGACACCATTCTGGTTGGCAGGCGGCATGCTGTTGCGGCCGATCGTGGTCATGTTGCGCTGGCCGGAAACGCCGAGGGCGTTCGAAACACTTTCGATGCTGAGTGCGGCCTTCACGCGCTCCAGTGCTGTGGCGACACTGTTCCAAGCCTCGGCTATGCCGTCCGGCATTAGCGCGCTCCAATTGATACCGCGATTGATGGCCTCGACCAAGGAAGCGATTCCTTTCACGACCCACTCGATGGCCTTCGCGAGATCTTCAAGGATCATAACAGCCGCTAGAACCGTCTGGCCGCCAAGGTCTCCGATAAGTTTCATGACACCGGTAAACATGCCGGACATTTTGCCGCCTTCGCCTAGCCCGACGAGTTCCCGAATGGCAACTCCAAGCCGCATGAAGCCGGTCGCGATGCCCGCGATCGATCTGACTGCGCCGCCTGCCGCCTTTCCGATCGGCTCCAGCCAAGGCGCAAATCCCGCGCCAAATTCCTTCATGCCCTGCCACGCCCTGGCAATACCGCTCAATGCCGCATCAAGCCCTCGGAAGCCCGCGAGCTTGGCATCGTCGATCGTCAGGCCGGAGAGAGCGGATTTGAGATCGAGGCCTTCCGCGAAGCCTGATATGACGCCCTTCAGGTTTTTCCAGCCCGCGATGACATCATCGAGCGCAGAACCGAAGCCTGAACGGATTATCGGCCCATATTTGCTGGCCGCTTCACTGGCTACGCCAATCAGTTGCTCTCCGATTTTCCGGATTTTCGGAATGGCCGCAGCGGCTCTGGCGCTGACTGTGTTCCACGCGTTGCCTAAGCCCTCACGAATAAGCGGAACGTAACGGTTTACGAGATTGCGACCGACGTTGACGATCTGGTCACTGATCCTGCGCAGGTGCGGAACGGCAGCCGTGGCCTTTTCGCGGATTGTTTTCCAGGCATCGCCAAGGGAACCCCAAAGCCGTGCAAGGCGCGGAGCAAAGTTCGTCCAGTTGCGATAGATGTAGACGCCAGCAGCAGCGATGCCCGCCAGCGCGATGCCCACCGGGCTGAAGAGTGCGGCCAGAACCGACAGACCCGCGCCGATCGCGGGCAGGACAACGCCGAGGACGCCGAGACCAGCGGCCGCCAGGACAGCCACGCCGGCGAAGGCGAGGCCCTGCTTGACCATGCCGCCCGTCGCCGCGTCGAAGTCGCGAACCCACTTCAGGCCATCCATCAGGTAGCCGTTAATCGCGGGCATCCATGTGCCGAAGGCCAGACCGACTTCGCGGGACGCCTGCGTTCCAATCTCGCGGAAGATGGTGAGCTGGCGATTGAGGCCCTGCATCTGGGTTTCGAAGTCGGCATCGATGGCACTGCCGGTCGCCTTGGCAACCTCGTCCTTGATCGACTTGTATTCGTCGATGTTGCCGAGCATCGGGATCAGGAAGTCCATCACCTGCATGTCAGAGAACAGTTCGCCGAGCTTGCCAGCGCCATAAATCTTCTCGAGTTGCTCGCGCACGGTTGCGAGCGCATCGGCATCGGACATGCCAGCGGCCTTCGCCTTGCCCATCAGCCCTTGAATTTCCTTGCTGGAAACGCCGGTCAACTTGGTGATCTTCTGCACGACGGCTTCAATCGGGTTGATGCCCTTCGTGACGGCGTCCTGCATCACACCCTGAATATCGACACCCATGTCGGCAAAGTTCTTGACCGTGGTCGGGGCCAGCACTTTCGACAGGAAGTTTTTCAGGTTGTTGGCGGCCTCGGCCGGATCGGACGTGCCCTTGCGGGCGATCTGGAGGGCAGCACCGAGGAAATTGACGGCCTCGCGGCCGGTCACGCCGAACTTTGCCATCTGCCCGGTGAGTGTCGGGAAGTACCGCGACATGTCCTTCAGCTCGAAGGAACCGAGCTTGCCGGCCGTCACCAGCGCGCCCATGGCGTCATCCAGTTGCTCGGCCGGGAGTTTCAGCGTGGTAAGCAGCGACGTGGCGACGGACGCCATGTCGTTCATCTCGGCATTGGCGGCGGTTGCGGCGCGGCTGATCGAACCTATTGAGCGATCGACCAGGTCATTGTTGACGCCGGCCGCAATCATCTGTCCCGCGCCTCGGGCAACAGTGTCGGAAAGCTGGCCGACATCGAGGGCGAGCTGCTCGAATTTCGCCTTGGACTGATCGACGAACGCAAAGGCCGCTTGCCCCGTCAGGTTTGACGTTCCGGCTATATCGAGCAATTGCTGCTGAAAGGCTGCGGCCTCCTGCATGGGGCCGAGAAAAGAGATGCCGGCGACGGCGGCACCGACGAAACCGATCTTTCGAGCGGTATTAATTACGCCGTTGAGCGCCCCTTTGATGCCACGCAAAGGCCCGCTCAAGAGGTCCTTGAGGCGAACGATGACATCAAGGTTCATGTTCCGATTGGCCACGGCGCGCCCCGCTTCAAAATAAAACGGAATTTCTCACGCGCGCGTGAAACTGATCAGGCCCGCCGTTGCGGGCGGGCCTGATCTAGGTCTTTGCGAGGTCGTTTACATGTTTTCGGTAGGCCATGATGCAGTTCCACCAGAACTGCACTTTGTCGATCGTCATGTTGGCGATCTCGGCCTCGCTGAACCCGGAGCCGTCAGCGATGCCGCCGAGCTTCACTGGCCAGTCTTCGTCCCACTCGTCAAAAAACTCATAACAATCCTGTGGCCGTCGGCGACATCGACGCCATCCATTCTGTCGAAGAGCTTGTCCATTACCATTTCGGAAATGCGGGTCGAGCGTGAAAACATCACGACAGATGCCTTAGCGTCGCTGGTCGCCTGGATGGCTCGCAGATCAGCGCCGTTGAAGCGATGGAAGACCAGCTCGGTGAAAACACGGTCCCTGACCTTGCCGTCCTTGCGGGTGGTGAGCGTTACCGTCTCAAACAGCGGAAGCGTCACCGAACCATTAGCGTTCGGGCGAGCGCGCTTCGGCAGTTTGGAATCGGCGCTGGCGTCTTCGTCGATGATGTCATCGTCCGCGTGTGTGCCAGCGTCCTCATTGATGACGGTTTCCGTACCCGAAACAACCTGGTCTTTCGTTGCGTCTTCATCGAGATCGATGGTGATTTTCGTCTGGGTGCCCATTAGAGAAGTTCCTCGGGCGCGGATGCCGCCCACTTGAGTTCGATCTTGCCGCCATCGCCGCCCGTGACCTCGGGGATATCGTCCACGAGAAAGGCATCGTTGAAGACGTATGACTGGCCGGTGTCACAAAGCACCTGCAGTTCCCCTTCGCCGGGGTCAAACAGATTACCCAGGCGCTGCCCCCTTTCGAGGTTGGTTGTGGCGGTGACCTCCGACCCCTGAAACTCCTGAGCGCGGCCGACCTTGCGGCCATAGGTCACTGCGTTGTTCTTGATGCCGCCGACGCGCAGTTTTGCGCCCTTCTCGACAGGGATGCCGCGCCCCCGCCAGACGATATCGACGATGCCCAATACCTGTGTCATCGCTTAAAAGCTCCTGCTAAACCTGAAATTCGATCCGGCCGGCAAAGACCATGAGGTTGCCGACCACCATCACTTGCTGGCGGCTTTCCAGCCGCTGTCGATCATCCGTGGACCTCTGGAACACGCTTTCCTTCACGGTGCGCTGAACGTCCTCGATCCAGACCTTTTCGCCGTAGAGCTTGCATCGTGCAGCCCACGACCCGGCCATGCGCTTGGGCGTCACGACTGCTGTGCCTGGGTCTTGGTCGTCATCGTGCCGGGAGGCGAAAGCAGCACCGCTTTCGTCATCGGCGAGCTTGGATCGCGGATACATCAGGCTGACATAGACAGCCCAATCGTAGCGGATGCGGCTCATGGTGACCGGCACCATGATGTCCAGCCAGGCGCGATCGGCGACATCGAGCGTCGTCTTCTTGTAGGTCGTGATCATGCGCGAGATCGTGACGGAACCATCAGAAAGGCAGTCGAAGGTGGAAATGCCGTTGCGCAGCAGCAGATCGTTTTCCTCATCAAGGAACTGATCGGCCTCGGCAGGTGCTTCGACACCGGGCAGGATGAGAGACCGCAACTGGCGGGCAGGATCGTTTGTCAGATGGAACGAGGCGACGCCAAGCGCCGAGGCGGCAATTGCCCACGCTGGCGTCGGGCTTTTCTTCAGGCCGGCCGTGGTGAGGAATGGCGAGTTGGTCAGATTGCCGAAAGTGGTGAGCTGGCCATACGTGCCACCCATGAACACGAAGCCATGGCAGTCGAGCTTTGAGGTCGCGAGATAGCGCGTCCGCAACCACTCGGCCGTCTTTGCGAGGTTGGTCGCATCGGACCATGGATGCGAGATTTTCGTTGCCCAGGTGCTGGCCAGAAGATCGAGCGCCGGCTGTACGTCCGGGTTGCCGGAGCCGCCTGCCATGGCGACAACCGTGCAGGTGAGACCGGCCGGAAGTGGCTGTGCCTTGGTATCAACGCGCAGATCGATCTCGTTGCCAACTTCACCGCCATGACGGGCCGTGACGGTTACAACGCCAAGTGCGGCCGTCGCGGTCGCGACCATATCGAGATCCGCGTTGATCGCAGCGGCAAGCTTGGTCGCCAGTGCAGCGACGGCATCGGTAGACAGCGCCGTCATGCGCACCTGCCGTCCGCCAATCTTGAACCGGAGTACGACGGAGCTGGTGGGCGCACCGGCAAAAGTGAAGGTGCCGGTGGCCTTCACAGCGCCGCCGGCGTCGGCGGCTGCGATGACGAATAGCGGCGTATTGCGATTGGCCTTTTTGAAGTAGGCCACCTGTTCCGCGCCGATTGAGCCACGGCCGAAGAGCGCAATCGCCTGGTCGGCGCGGGTGACTTCCTGCATAGCGCCTGCGGCAAGCGTGCCGGTGGCGAGCTTCTGGCCGATGATGAAGACTTTTTCCGGCCATGGAAGAATGCCGACGTTACGATAGTTCGGCGCGACCTCCATCAGGGTCGCGGGTTCAAGGCGATCGACGGGGATTTCGTTGAAATCCATTATTTGTCTCCTTCAGGCTTCTTGGCCGGCTCACGCGGCTTTTCGATGAGATCGCCGTCAGCAATGCGCCGGCGCGTGAAATGCGTGTCCGGATCGGGCAAGCCGTCCTTCGGCCATTCTGAGCCGTCCGGAAGGTGGACCGTACGGCCCTCGGCCGCGATGAGTGTTTTCTGAGTGGCCATGGCCGGGGTTACTCCTGGGGCGGTTGAATTTCGTCGGTGACGGTTTCTGCCGAGCCGTCCACAGACCAGGTGATGCCGAGCGCCCTGAAATCGTCGGGCTGCAACTTCCCCGTCGCAGCGGCGCGGCATGCGAAGCTGAAAGTGAAGTCGATCTGGGCAATTGCGATGTTGTCGTCGCTCCAGCCATCGGCAATGACGCTGTTGGACAGGGTGATGTTGGTGACGCCCTGGCCATCGAAGTTGACGCCCTGGAGCAGCACCGAGGCGACATCGACCATGGCGTCCATGCCGATATCCTTCAGGTCGCCTTTAAAGCGGGCTTCAAGGCCACTCGAAACGCTGTTTATGAGGATCAGACGCCAGAGCATGTTGCCCTTCAGCATGCGGCCATTATCGGCGTCCGGCTTCATTCCCGTCCAGGCAAGACCTATGAACGGCGTGGAACGAGCGATGCGAGTGAACTCCTTGATACTCAAGGACTGTGGCACACGCTCAATCGTGAACAGCTTTTTGGGGAATGCGATCCGGAGCCGCTCGATGATGAACGGCTCCTGGTTGCGGATCGGCATCAAGGGGAACTGATCCATCAGAAGCCCCTCAACGTGTCGAAGGTCACGATGCGCTCACGGTCGGAAATGCGGGGGCCGGAACCGACCGCATTCCCGCCTGTCGGCGATGCCAGCTGAATGTCCAGATGCACCATTTCCCTGGCGATGTTTTCCAGCCACTTGATGACCTCGGCGCGGTCCTTCGTCATGCCTTCCGATGGGCTGGAGCGTTCGGTGTTGGCGAGATCGTAAAGCGCAAGGATGCAGGTGGCGCGCACCATGTCCTTTGGCGGGTTGGCGATTGGCGTCAGGTATCGGCCGCGAATGTAACCGTTGATCAGCTCGGTGGCGTCGATCAGCGCGGTATTGACCTTTTCCACGTTCGGCGTCTCAGCCTCGCGATCTTCCGTATTGGACAGGCGCACGATCTGCACCTCTCCAAAGCGGGCGATCATGTCGGTGACGGTGGCGTACATGGGAAAGTCTCCAGTTTGGGGCAAGGGCTGGCCCGAAGGCCAGCCCCTCACAGATGGAAGGGTTACTTCTTGGACTTGGGCTTTCCGTCGCCGCCGTTGGCCTCGCCAGCGCCGCCCGCATCGGTGCCGGACTGCTGGCTTTCAGAACCGTTTGCCTGGGCAGATTTCAGCGCGGCGATTTCCGTTTCAGCGGCCAGAAGCTTCTTGCCAAGTTCATCGATCGCATTGTCGTGGGCCGCCTTCGTGTCGGCGAGCTTTTCCGCGACGGTGTCTGCAACGGTCTGGTTGAAGCTGTTCTGGAGCTTCCGGCGCTCGATCTCGACGCGGGCCTTCAAGGCCTGCTCGATGTCGGCGCTGGAGACTTCAGCGGCCTTGCCATGGACCTCCTGGACGATGAATGCGGGATCGGCCTCGAAGGCCTTAAGCTGATCTTCCGTCCAGTGGCCGGGTTCGTAGGTTTCCTGAGCGGGATGCACGACACCGTTGCGGCGAAGGCCCGGTATCGAGCAAATGATCTGGATTTTCGACATGTGTGGTTCCTTGGGCTTCGGGGTTCGGGAAAGCGGCTGCATGGCCGTTTTCCGGAAACCCGCCAGCAATCGGGAGGATGACTGCTGGCGGCGCGGTCAGGCGATGTGGAGCGCCCGGCCGGTTACGCGAGGTGCGGGATGACTTCGACGCGGGCGGTTTTCGCCCAGACGTTGGTGTCACCGCCGTTGATCAGGGCGGCTTCAACGACCTGACGGGCCTGATTTTCCAAGGTGGCCGGAACCATCAGGACGGTCGGGCGGATAACCTTGATCTGGCCGTCGCGCTGGCGAATACTCTGCATGGCGGTACGGGCGGCCGTGTAGTTTGCAACGTTCAGCGCGGCCTTGGACTTATAGGCGAGCTGCCACAAGCCAAACCCGGCATTGCCGCGCGTGTCTGCACCCCAGACGAACTCGTTTTTCCAGAAAACGTTCGAGTCTTTTTCGTCGAACATTTGGGTCAGCTTGATCGGCTTGCGGCTCTGCCAGACCATGGGCTTCAGAACCTGCGTATCGTCGATCAGATACCAGGCGGGTCCGGCGCCATCGGTGAAGTTCGAAACCGAGATCACATTGCCCTGCTCGTTATAGCCGGGATGGTCGATATCGAAGTAGTACTGCCCGTCATAGCAGAGCGTGGTTTCGCCCTTCTTGAACAGCGGCCACACCAGACTGTCAGGGAACGCGCCGCCGTCCTGGCCGAACTGTGCCGCGACCGGCGTGAAGATGCCGACCTGATCGTCCTCGATCTGTTGGCGCCCGATCTTGATGGTCTTTTCGAAGGACCGGTTCGCGATCTGGTAGAGGTTCGCGCCGATATCATGGGCGACACGGTCACCGATCCATTCGCGGAAGCCGGGCAGATCGTCCAGGCGCGGGTACTGGTTGGCGAAGGTGGTGGAGGTCACCGTCATCGCGATCTTCTGGTAAAACGGCGTGACCGTGGCCATCGACTGGTTGAAGATGGTGGAAAGCGAGGTGTAGATGCCCCGCAAATTGGCGACGTTAATGTCCATCGTGGTTCCTTAGAGGGGCTTCAGCCAGACGCCGTCAGCGTCGATGGCATCGATTTTTCCGGCCGGCAGCAATGCGCCGGCGACGAGCGTGAAGGTGTCGTCGGCAGACGCATAGACGGTCTTGCCGATATCGGCCGGGGTCGCGCCCGCCAGCGGAATGAGCCTGATTTCTTTTTTCAGGTTGATCAGGCGATCACCGGTTGCGCCGTCGCGATTATCGACAGCCTCCTGGGCAAAGCCGACCAGGGCGACACAAGACACATGGCCCGCCGGCACGGCGGCAAGAGCAGCCGTCACGCCACACATCGTGCCACCAAAGATGCGGACGCCGGCCAGAACGGGATAGCCGTAGGCATTGCCAGAGCGGGTTTTAGGGCGAATGTCAGCAGTAGCCGTCATGTCACATGTCCTTTCCGAAGAGCGCCTTGTGCTCCTTCTTGAAGGCTTCCGGATCGACACCCATCAGGGCGGCAACATGAAGCTCTTCGCTGGTTGCGGTCTCGCCCTCCTTGGGCGGCTGGCGGCCGCCGAGACCGCCGGCATTGAGCGACGGCATGACCTTAAGCTCCGCTTCGACCTCGGCCGGGTCCTTCATGTGGCGGGCAATCATGTGCTCGCGTAGGGAAGGAACGACCTGCATCTTGGCGATCGCAGCGTCGATCACGGTGGTTGCCCTTTCCTTCGCTGTATCCGTGACGAGGGTTTCGACACGGGTGTTGAGCGCCTTGACCTGAAGTTTCAGCTCGGCGTTTTCCTGCTCGACGCCGGTGGCCGGCTTCGCCTTCGCCTGAAGGGCGGTGACGAGGGCGTCAGCGCCGACTGCCACTTCGAGGCCGGCAGCTTCCGCCAGTCTCGCCATCAGGGCCGCATGTGCGGTCTCGGCAGAGTGAGCCGCAGTGATGGCCGCAAGGATCGCGGCTGCGTCTGCGGTTTCCGGCAGGCCAAGCGCCTTCCGGAGAGCTTCCAAATCCATGGTGGTCTCCAAATTTTGAGAGTGAAGCGATTTCAGGTTGAGGTTGGGATCGTTGGTCAGCGCCACGCGCAGCAGCTTGTGAACCGCAAAGGGAGCCTTGGCGCTGTGGGTGAACACCGGGGAAATGTAGCCGTAGTCCTTGCCCTGCATCATCGCGAGGCCGACGGGCGTCCACTCGACTTTCGCCCAGACGCCATCGTCGCGGCGCTCAAGTGCTGTGAGCCAGCCACGGGCGGGCGCGGAAAAACCCTGCTTTGCCGCAAGGTCGGTCGAATGGTTTTCATCGACCGGCAGCTTCTTGCCCTCGGCATTGAAAGCCGAGATCAGGGCGTCGGCATTGTCCAGGACGTAAGGGCCGCGACCATCAACGCCAGAGAAACGACCGGTCGGCAGAACGTGCAGCCATTCGGGCACTGTGGCGGCCGCCTGCAACGCGACAATATGGGTCGAGACCGGCACAGCCGAGGCCGAATGAAGTGCAACAACAGTGGTCGAGATCAGGTTTCGCATGGTCCGGATATGCCATGCGGGCAAAATTCAATTCATGCCTGCGCCTGCGGGCGGGCCTGAAGCAGAGTGAATTTCAGCGGGAGGAATAGCGGTCCACAAAACCGAAGACGGTTTCGGCGATCATCGCTTCGTCATCCGACGATATACCGAGGAAGGGACGCGCGGGCAAGGTAACACTGTCGGCTTTGATCAGGTTCCCGCCCATCCGGAACCAGAGATGCGTTGCCCGAACCGGCACGATGGTTGCGCCGAACTGGTGCGCGGCCGCGTAAATAACATCGGTGCCCACCTGCACCTCGTCATTACCAGCCTTGGCGTTGATACTGTTTCGCAGCCGGCCGCTTTCCGTCAGGATGCGAGAATTGCGCTTGCCCTCGGCATATCCCGTGTTCAGGGCTTTCCACGCCTGGCCGTCCGGATCGGTCTGGGTGACGAAGCGCATGTGCGTCGAACCGACAAGGCCGACGCCGATCGCGCGCATGACGGGCGTCGTGTTCGTCATCAGGCCTTCGAGCTGGCGAAAGCCGCGCCTGACTTCCGAATCGAGAACCTGTGCCGTGATCGAGATCGACGCGCCGCTCATATTTGCCTTTCGGGCCGATTGGGCCTATATTTCGACGTGACGCGCCGAGCAGGAAGCGCCGCCTTCAGGCGGATTGGGATCAGGCGATTTCCGGCCCCCCGGCGTGTCATTTCCATTCCACCCCGAAATTCCGCAGGATGTTGCGCCGCTCGGTACGCCGCAGCGATGTCAGCCACACTTCCTGACGGTTGTCCTTCTTCACGACCTTGACGGCGGCGTGGTACAGCTTGCCGTCGTATTCCCCGACGAACGCCGGACGCCCGTTCCTATCGCGGAGCAGTTTTCCACTCTTGACGAGTTGGCCTGGCAAAACGCCGTAACCGTCCGGCGTGATCGTTTCGTGGTGCATGTGGCTTCTGATTGTGTCTGCCGACAGGCGGATTTCCGTGCCGGCCGCGACATCGAGGGCAGCGCCTACCGTTTTGTTTGTCGTCGCGACTGGCGTCCAGCTGCCGTCCGGCCACTTTCCCTTTAGAGCTGATTGAACGAAGGCGGCAACTTGCGCCTGGTCGGCACTGACAGCCTTCGGACCAGGTGCTGTTTGCGACAGCCAGGCAGCACCCGGATTGTAGGCGAACGACGGATCGATGCCCCGCGGCTGATCGGTGCCGAGCTGGTCAAGGTTCGGGGGCGTATCCGGTCCCGACTTTCCGAGGCGTCGAAGACCAGGACGAGACACCGGCGTCACGAAGCAACCGCACCGGTAGCCGTTCGGCGGGTACATTTTCGCCCAGACAGGATCGGTGGCTTCGTAGCATTCGCCGTCCCAGGCTTTGTGCTCCAGGCGCGGGTGGATCGCGCCGGAATGATTGTACATCCAGTAGGGAAACACTTCGAGCGTTTCCGGAGCCGACATCTGCGCGTAACGGCCGGCCGCGTAGGCGGTGCTGAGATTGGTTTCGAAAATCAGGCGGGAACGCCAGCCGCGCGAACCGTTGTACTGCCAGCCATGGCGCGCGACGATCGCATCGAAGTCGGCGCGGAAATCTTCAAGCGTCAGGCCCTGTTCAGCGGCCTTGACGATCGCCGCCTGGAAATCCTCGACTAGCGCCTTTTTATTTGCGCCGGCCACCATGAACATCTTGGAATGCGCGGCGTCCCAGACATCGCGATAGCTTTCGGTGGGGACGGCGGTTTTCTGGCGAAGAAAGTCGATCGCCTCATCAAACGGCAGATTGATCGCGCCCACCGTCGTCGCCATCAGAGCAACGACCAACGGCTTAAAAATTGAAGGCGGTTTAAAGGCCGTGGAAGCGTTTTTCGGGCCTGAAGCTACGGATGCCGCAAAAAGCCCCCTGAAGCGCGCCAGCGGGCCTCCTGTCATGACTGCCCCTTGAGGTCATCGATGAGCGCGGCCTGCCCGATCAGGTGCGCCATCGTCATGCCCCTCGCCATGGCTTCCGCGAGATCCTCGGCCGACAATTTGAGATCCGCGAGTTTGCGCGCCGCGTCCCGAAGATCCGTGGCCGAAAACAGGATATCGCGGACTTCATCGATCATGCCGTCCATAGCGGCCGCCGCGTCCTTCTCCAGGCGGTCGGTCAGCTTTTCCAGCAGATCGGGTTCCTCGCGGGAATGCGCCGAGGCGAAGAGCCGATCGAGGCTCTGCTTTGCGGTCAGCGGTTTTGGCTGTGGCTTGTCCTCGGGCGGAACGACCGTCGTCTCGCGTCCGCCGACCAACTCGGCACCCGTCGCGGGCGTGGGAATGCCGAGGCGATCACGGAGAAAACTGGCCTCGGCCGTCAGGCCATGCTTGGCGAGCTTATCGAAAGCTTCCGAAAATTCCTTCAGTGGAACTTCGTCCGGGCGACCGACATGGATGGTCGGGTATTCGTCCTGGGGGCCGAAGTTGAAGGCGATAATGTTGGGGGCAAGCTGCGCATTAAGCGTGTCGGAAGCGTCGAGCGCATCGGAACGCTCGATATCTTCCTGGACGAGGCGGTGTTCCTTGGCGACGGCATGGCCACCGGAAACAGCGTCCGTCGTTGTGGTCTGGCCAAGGATCAGCTTGGAAATCTCGCGATTGTGCCAGTCGGCGCGACTTTCATACATGTCCGTTGAGCTGCTCTTGGAACCAACCTCGTGGAACTCGATCAGCATCTCGCGCGGTATGATCGCAGCGCAGTCACCAGCGATGCCCGATACGGCTCGCCACAACACATCCTTTTCCGGTTCGGTGGCGCCACGGCCGTATTTGCCGATGCGGATCGGCTGGCCGTAATTCTGAAGGAAGATAGCCCAATCCTTGACCGTGAAGCTCTTGAACATCCAAAGCCAGACGGCAACGCGGGCAATGCCGGATCGGATGGTCAGGCCGGACTTTGCCTTCGAACGATGGACAACGAACTTGTGCGGAATGAGCGGCTCACCGGCAACGCCCTCGCGCAGCAGCAAGGTTTCTCCATCTGTCCGGTCAAACGTGAACCAGCGCTGCGTGCGCCAGACCAAAGCGCGTGGGAGCACCTTGCCGTTCTTGTGATGCCAATCCACCTCCATGACGGAAATGCCCTTGCCGATCGCATCGAGCATGTCGAAGAGGCCGGAGCGCAACACGCCTGTCTTGATCCACTCGCGCAAGAATTCGGCATGTTTCTGGTGCTCTGGACTTTCCGACGCGGGGTTGACGGTGATTGGCAACTGCGAAACCGATCGGCGGCGCGTGGCGAGCTGCGCGAGATAATGGCTATCGCGCTCCTCGATGTCCTCGGCCAGCTCGAAATAGGCTTCCACCTCGCCCTGGTCAGCTGCGCGCAGAATGGACGCGAGTTTTATCGGCGTCATGCCATCGGCAGGGTGTCCGGAAATCCACTGACGGACACCGCCCACATGCGCGCCGGCGACGTCTTCCTCCAACTCGGCCGCGCTAACGACCTTGCCGTCCTGATCCTTCAGGGAGTTGGCGAGGTGACGAGAAATCTTCTGCTTCTTCTTTTTCGCCATCAGAGCGATCCTCTCAGGTAGACATTGACGGTCCCGCCACGGCGGTCATCGTCATGCATAGGCGGGCCACCATTGTGGCCCTGCATCGGATTGTTGGGCTTGCGGTTGGTCTCGTACTCGTAGGCGATTGCCTCTTGGTTGGAGGCAAACCACGCCAGCGCGCCGGCGGGCGCGGTATCGCCGTGGCGATCGTAACCGTCTGCGCCCTTGGTTGAATGTTCGTCCGGAACCTTGATGATGCCGTTGACGTAGGCCAGTGCCTGGTGGTCAGCCAGGACATCGTTATCTTTGGGGAAAAGCACGCTCTTGTCGCCGAACGCCTCGATGTAACCGGGCATGTTGGCCCCGTACCATTTGGCCGAAAGCATCACTTCGTGGATGCATTCCCCCCAGCGCTGGCGGGCCTTTTCGGCAAGGTACTGGCCGTTGCCTCGCGCATCGAGCGCGCCGCCGATCAGACGCGGCAGGGCATCGCCGACATAGAAGAGAATATCGCGCTGCTGGTCGAACGGGATGTTCTTCAGTTCGACGATCAGGCGAGCACGGCGAATGAGATCAGGCCCGATCTCGAAGACCACGATTGCCGTCTTGTCACCGGAGCGGGCGAAGTCTTCACCGAAGCTGTGTTCGCGGTCTTTGTCGAGCCGGTCTAAAAGCGGCTTCAAGAGGCCTTCACAGAACTCTTCAGCCTGTTCGGCGCGCTCGAAATCGTCAAGGTTCTTGAACTCGTCCGGCCGGTCCCACCGAATGACGGCCGGCAGATCGGCGCTCATGCAGCGCTCGATCAGGACGCGGGTCAGTGCCGATCCTTCCGCCTCGGCCGGGATTGCGTCCAGCTCCTGTTTCATCTTGGAGGTGCGCGTGCCGTAAGCCGAACGGATTTTCGCTTCCCAGGCGTCTTCTTTTTCCTTTGACCATTCATCACCCTTGATCAGGCAGACGCGTTTGAACAGGCCGTTCTTGACCGCGTCGCCGAAGGTGAAGGTATGGAAGTTGAAGCCGTTCTTTTCGGCCTCCGCTTCCTTAATCAGTTCGTTGAACGGGTTGCTGACGCCATTGTGAGACGAGATGATGCGGACCTTGCCGCCCCAGATCAGAAGTGCGGCGACGGAATCAATGACGGCGCGAACATCACGGTGGAACGCGGCTTCGTCGATGCAGACCGTGCCCTGAAGACCGCGAATGTTTTCCGGGCGCGAGGATAGCGCCTCGATGCGGAAACCGGACTTGAAGCGGATGATATAGCTGGAGATCGCGTTCGTGGTGCCGTCGTCGCGCTGATCGAAGAAAATGCCATCCTCGATCGTCAGCAGTTCCTTGGCGACAGTCTTCGCGAAATGCGCGGCATAGCCGATGAACTCTCGGCCCTTGGGCTTGGTGTCGGGAATATAAAAATAGTTCTGCCCGCCTGCCGACCGCTGGGCGGCGGCAATCAGGGTCGCGTCGAGCGCCTCGGCGAAAGTGATGCCCGTGCGTCGGCCCTTGGCGCAGCCTTTCAGGATACTGTCATCAGCAAGCCACTCGGCCTGATGTGCCATAAGCACGCCTTCGGCCAACGGGTCGAGGTCGGCCGGAATATCGGCGCCACGAGGCAATTCGACCGGCAACATGGCCGGATCGATCGGAAGCACTGGCGGGTCCGTCCATTTGCCTTGCGGCAAACCGGGCAAGGCTTCAGCCACGCTGTTCCTCCATGCACGCAAGACCGGTCCCTTTGCAGGACCGGCAATCGTTCTTCAGGTCATAGACGGTGCTGGAAATGCTGCCGTCGCGTCGGCGGTTGATCCGCCTGATGGCCCGCCCCGTGCCATCGCACCTGGTGCAGGGGTCTTTCGGAAGGCTGTCGTTCATTGACCGGCGTCCTTCTGGTCTGTGTCCGGAGGCACTTCAGGAACGGATTTCGCTTTCGGCCGCACGCCAAGGAAGTCACGACGGGCGCGGGCGATAGCCTCTTTCGAAATGCCGGGTTCGTTGGAAAGCACGTCCAGCGCCTGTTCCGCCTTGGCCTTCATGTCGGCCTCGATGCGGCGGACCTTCTCTTCGGCTTCCAGCTTCAGGCGGCGGTTGGACGATGTTACCTGGGCAGCTGAAGCAGCGCGCAGCGCGTTCGCCAGCTCCATGGCTCCCTTCGGTGAAATGCCCGCATCACCTGCCGATTGCAGCAGCTCGAAAATCAGCGTCTTGATCGCCTCGGCCGCGATCAGCGTCAAATCGTCAGAACCGGCCGCGTCCATGCGCTCGGAAATAGTGGCGGCGATCTCGCGCGTCTGTTCTAGTCGGCGTGTCATCTGTGACAGCCGGATGGCAAAGCGGTTGAACGCCGAAAATGACGGGATATCGAAATCAAGACCGATTTCGCCCTGAAGCGCGATCAGCTTGGTTTTCCACTCGGCGTAAATGTCGAGCTGGCTGCGATCACGGTCGGCAAGTTCCTGCGATGCCCAGGAGATCGCGTCGCTGCATTCCTCGGGCAGAAGATCGATTGCTGAAAGTCGGCCGCGTGCTTTTGCCATGTCAGGCACCCACGCGCGACGGACGCTTCACGCCCTCGATGGCGGACTGGCGATCGACGTGGCGACGACCGAGATCAGTCAAGGAAGCAATCTTGATGCTTCCAGCGCTGACGACGACAACCGCGCCCATCGTCTCCAGATAATCGATTTGCTGATGCACCCAGGGCCGTTCCTGGTTAATGCCAAAATTGGCAAGAACCGGTTCAAGCATGGAGCTGCTCAGGCTCTCATTCACCTGCTCCGCCAAGGCCCTCAAGATGATGAGCCGCGCTTCCTCGCGCATGATTTTCATATAGTCGATGCCTATGCTCATTGTTTGCCTGCCGTTTCCACCAGTAGCTGGTTCATTCTTTCGTTCGTGGCTTTGATGGGCTTGAGGGTTTCGTTTAGAGTGTCGAGGCGGCCATTCACCTTCTCCAAGGCAAGCTCCAGACGGTGCTGGCTTTCCCGGTCGGGCAGGTGGCGCATTTCCCCCTCGATCGCCTGGATGCGGCGGTCATGGCTGGTCAGCTTGGTTTCATGGGCCTCCACGTCTTTGCCCAGGAGCGCGATTTCCTCGCGACCGCTTTTGATGTCAGCCTCAAGTTTCTTTTCGCCACTGGAGAAAAACCCTTTGAGGTGACCAAGGAGAGCCACACTGGAAAGAACCAGTGTCAGCCAGGGTATGATTTCGGTCGGAGTCATCGACGGGCCTTCTCGAACTTCGTCTGACAGACGATGCAGCGTGTGGCAGACGGCAAGGCGATACGACGCTCGCGGGCGATGTCGTTCCCACAATCCTCACATTCCAGCGTGCCAGGCGTGCGCAATGCCCGCGACGCGGCGGCGATACCTGCCTCGCGTTCCTGTTCAGTCCGTTCGGCGGCTAGATCGAAAGCGGCGTTTCCACCGAAATTCATGGTGAGGTCTCCGGCATGTTGTCGATAGCCGCGACGGCAGCAGCTCGGCGCGCGTCACAGGATAGGATTTCGGTTCGGTCAGCACTCCAGCGGGTCGCGACCTCGCGCTGGGAAAGGTCACGATCGGGTAGATCGCCAACCGCGCAGGGCACACGGGACGCGGGCGGCACGGCGGGCTTGACGGTGCGAAGCACGAGAGGAGCCTTGCTTTCAGTGGGGGAGCAAGCGGACGCGATCACGGCCAAGGCCGCAATCATCGCCATTCGGCAAAGCCGCATTCTGTGTCTCCAGTTCTTCATTTCGCGCTCGCAGCGCATCGATCTTGGCGGAAGTGCTGCGCTCCAGGTCGAGCGCATAACGGGCTTGAGCCGCCTCGGCGTTGGCGGCTTTGGTGTTGGCGGTCTCGATCGCGGCCGTCCAACGGGCATCGTTCTCGGATTTCGTTCTGCTGACGGCGCGGTCCACCATGCTGTTGACGGTGGCGATGGTGAGCCATCCGAGGAAAAGGGCAGCTCCGATCAGGAGCAGCACGATGATGACAGGCCTTGCCGCCTTCGTTAGCCAGGCTGAAATCATCGTGCAGGCTCCGACATGTCTTCCGGCTGGTCTCGGGGCATATAGGGAGGTTGTGAAGGCGGAACGTTTTCGTTTTGGGCGGCGGCCTCAAAATCCTTGCTACCGTAGTGGCGATGGACGCCGAGCATGGCTGCGATCAGCGTCAGCAGGGATGGCAGGGCTATAGTCGCCATGCCGGTTGCCTGGGAAGAACCAGCGAGTGCGCCAGCAATGAGAAGATAAACGCCGCCCCACGAGGCCCAGAAGGAACCCCACAGATAGCGTTTCGAGGTGCCGTAGGTCGGTTTCATCGGCGTCAGGCCTCGCTCTTCGCGACCGGCGCGCCGGTGCTAGAAAGCTCGACCTTGCCGGCGATCGGCGCATCGGCGGTCTTCGGCCAGCGGACGCCAGCGCTCACGAGGCGGCTTTTGTCCACCCGCGTGATCGAAACGGAATTGCCCTGATTGCCCCCGAGGACGTGATAGTGCGTCCGGTCCTCGCCAACGTAAAAGCCGACATGTCCGCCGCCCTTCCGCTCGAAAACGAGGATCGCACCGCGCGCAACCCGGCTTTCGACGCCGAACTTCTTCCAGTTCAAAGCGCCGAGCGGATTGGCCAGCAGCGGCTCTTTCGGAAGCGTGTTGGAAATCATGCTGCCGACAAATAGGCCGCACCACGGAATATCGTCGTCGGTATAGAAGCCGGCGATCCAGCCGCCGAACTTCTTGGCCCAGCCAATGATGGTCGGATTGGATTTCGGGCCTGGAATTTCCTTCAGGCCCATATAGCGGCGCGCTTCACGCATCCACACCGGCTCCGCCGGCACGGGCACCTTCTCGTAGGTAACGAGATTGCTGTTCGGGTTTTTGCTCTGCACCTTGCGGAGCGCATCAATGGTGGCTTGATCGGCGCGGCTGGAAATCGGCAGGTCGTAAGCGCCCTGGAAGCGTTCAAGCGCTGCGATCACTTCGCGGCCATGCACTCCGTCCATTGTTCCGCCGTAAGCGCCGGCAACGCGAAGGCGAGAGATCAGCCATTCATCAAAGGTCTGGGAGGTCAAGGAAAGCCCCGTCATGATGGCAACTGGCGGAGATCGCGCGGGCCGATATGGGGGCAAATTAGAGTTTGGGCCTGAAACAAATCAGGCCCGCCGTGGCGGGCGGGCCTTTAGAACATTTCGATCTGGCGGGGGTCTGTCTTTCGCCTGGACTTAAGCGGCTCCCGTTTTCGGGCGCGCTTCAAAAGTCTTTCAACACCGCTTTCGGTCAAACCGAGCCTTTTAGCAATATCGCGGTTGCTCATTTCAGCATCGACATAACGGCGGGCCCGAAACTCGCGTGCCAGAGGCACTCTTATATATCCGCCCGGATAGGCTTTGGCTAGACGGTATGCAGCATCAACGCCGATCGTCGAGGGAAGTTCACTTCGCTCGGGATCGGCAGGTACATAAAGCCTGACGCCAGCATGCGCTTCGACCAGGGAGAAGAAGCCCTCTTCGCCAAGCGTTGTCAACAGATCAAGGGTGAGGTCATCGGCCATCACTTTTGGGCCTTCATCTCGCGGCGAACCTGCGGCCCGAAATGGTTCATAACCGTAATCCACTCGGCATCGCTCAAATTCCGATAGCTGATGCTTTCATTGGTGACGTGCGTAACAGCCTGCCAGAAGGCGTTCGGCTCGGCCGGATGCAGGATCGCCCATTGCGCGCGGGCGATCTTGTAACCGTGGCTTTTCTCGAAAGGCTCATAAGGCACCCGATCAGCCCAGATGACACCGGCGCGCGCAAGCATTCCCTTCAGCGCCTCAACGACACTGGCGCCGTCGCTTGCCGTATGGACAAAACGCATATCGGAAATGTCAGGCAACTGCCGGCCCATCGCGAAGGCTTCCAGCGCGCTATCGCGGCGGTCCTCGATGACTCCGAGATTGTAGCAGGCGATCCAGAGCGCCCGCATTTTTGGCAGGTACTTGCCGGAAAGCTTGCGCTTGCCGTCGCGGCCGTCCTGGCGAACCGGGACGGGTCGCGTCACAGTGCCGCGAAAGTTGACAAGGACCTTCTGGCGCTCGACCTCCGTCATGTCCTTGATGGATGTTTTGCCTGTCAGAATGTGTAACTTGGCGCGATAGGTGTCATCGTCCAGGCCGAGTTTCTTCTGCTCGATCTTGATTGCGGCGATGGTCTTGCTCATTTTGACAGCCTCCCTGCTAGGTCGGCTGCGATGTCGGAAAGGCAGAATTCCGAAGAGCGGCTTTCGTCGCCTTCCTCGGTCACAACCAGGACGAACATCTTGCCGCCCTTGGCGTGAACAAAATGGCCGTCCTTCAGAAATGCGTCGATCAGCGCCGTCAGCAGCTGGTCGGGTTCAAATGTCCTCGGCATCGTAGGCCTCGCTGATTTCGGCGGTGGTGAAGGTGGCTTTGAAAACCGGGATGAAAAACCGCACATAGACGAACTGGACGGACCAGCCCCGGCGTTGTGCATTTTCCCACGTTTCGCGTTTGCGGTATTTAGATGCGATCGCCTTGGTGGCAGTCTCGCTCCATGCCTTCGGCTGAAGCTTTCCGGAGGGAGAGCAAAGCACATAGCCCTTCGCGAAGGCCGCAGGGATTTGGCGCTTACTCGTCATGCCGCACCGCCTTTCACACTTCCAAACCGGAACGAAAGGTGCAATTTTTCGGGTGGGCGAATTGGGTTTAGGGGAACGAATTGTCTGAATTGCACAAGAAACGATTGTTGACTTTGGCCGGTTTGGTGTTGGCGTCGGCCATTTGTCTTCCAGTAATCTTTGGTGAGCCTCGAAAGATAAAAGACCAAAGTGGCGGTGATAGCTGGCGCAACGTGATTTACGATTTTCAGACGCTCATCACGGGTTTTTTCGCAATTGGCGCTGCTTACATGACAGTGCGCTACGCGCTCAAAATTGACGACCGTCAACAGCGGCGCCATCAACAGATCATGTCTTTCACTGTTCGAAAGGAACTTGGTACACTCGAAAGGGCTCTTTATCCGCAGCTGAGCGACTTGGCAGAAGCGGTTGAAAGCCTCTGGGATACAAACCGCGACCCTAAGGACAAGTCTCCACTCAGCAACTGGAAATGGTTTACGCAGCTGACGAACGAGTATCGCGACCAACTTCACCGCGTGAATGACGTCACTCAGCGGCAACAATTCACGGACGCCTTGCCTTACTTTGATGGCAGGCTTTCTAGAGCCTATTTTGAGTTTCGAAGCTCGTATAGTGAGACGGAAAAACAATTCCAAGAACACGTACAGGCACTCAGCCTGTTGGACGCGGGCTATGACAACCTCACCTACGAGCACATTTGGGCGGCAAACCACGTATACATTGCTAGCTGTGCTGTTGGCTTTGTCATCAAAGCCGAAGCTTTGGAAAGGGAGCTGAAGAGGGCAAGCGGAGAGTATCAAAGCATGGTTGAGCGGTATCGACATATCTGACCTCGCTTCACGCATCAGCAATATTGAGTGAAATGCGTGTCCACTCTGCGTCATGCGATTCCCGGATGCTGAAATGCAGGTACTCTTTCGAGCCGATTACCCGCACGGCGGCATTGATCGCCTCCATCGCATTGATCCAGCGCGGATCATCGCTTTCGATCTTGAACAGTTCGAACACGGCGTCTTTGCTGATTTTGCCGGCCTGATCGACATTGAAGGCGCGGGTGACCAGGCCACGGATTTCAGCGCGGCCATCCTCTGTCCATTCGTTCAGGCATTCGTCGATCAGCCCTTTCGCGACCTGTAGCTGCGGCCCGAACTCGATCAGCTTGTTTACGCGGGTCTCAACGGACATCAGCCCGTCGATCGTGCGATACTTCTGGTTTCCGGCTCCAGCTCGACCGCGCTTGATGAGGCCATATTTGGCCTCAAGGTTGCGATCGAACTCGGCGATATCGGCGCGGGTATGCTTCTTGAACCGGCCCAACTCGGCCGAAAGCGTCTTGGCAAAACCGATGATCTTGCGGACCATCTGATCTTCAAGGAAGTCTTCGGGCTTCACCAGGGCGAGAGGCGTCAGGCCGCCGTCGCCATTGGTGACGTATTCTTTGCCGTTTACGACAGTGATGCCGGCTGCGGCCTTTTCTTCCAGAATTACAGCTTCCATGGCTTTAACCTCATAATTTAATGTGAAAGGGGATCAGGCCGCGTCGCCACCGGACGGCGCGGAAGGTGCAGGAGAATTGGAGGGTTTGGGGCGGAACTGGACGACCTTGCCGCCGTCCATGGTGTCGGGTCGCATTAGGCAGAGGACCTCGGCCGTGATGGCGTTCATGTCGGAGAGCAGCTTGACGCGATCCTCAGACGCGCGGCGGTTCCACTCCGCCTGCGACCAGGCGTTTTCAAGCTTTCGCGCCAGATCGGCTATTCGGCCGAGGTGAACGATGAAGCTGGCGGACGTGACGCGATCGAGATGAATCAAACCGTGCTGCGCGACGACGCTATTCAGGTCGCGCTGCAACTCATGCAGAAAATCGGAAACGCATTCAGGCTTCGCCGTCATTCTTCTTTCCTCCAAAGTTCGGGCGGATGATGTTGCCTTCGGCCTTTTTCAGAAGGCCGGTGAGTTCGCCTGTGGCGAGCTGCTCGGCCGTCTTTGCGAGCAGCTTCCCGGCCTCGCTGTCGCGCAGAATGGAAAGCTCCAGCTCAAGATGGCCGGCCTGCTGTGACAGGGCGCGAAGGGTTTTCAGGACGGTTTGGGCGGATTCCGCGTCCAGCGTCAGTTTTTCGTCCGGCGTCATCTTTTTGGCTTCCGCGAAGATGCCCGCGAGGTAATCCAGATGAGATTTCAGGTCGGGAATTTCCGGCGTCATAGGCTGTCTCCCATGTCGCGGTTCTTCCAGGCAGCCTGAAGATGCTCCAGACGCACACCTTCCTCGCCATCTCCGATGGCAAGCATGGAGGCGGCTTTCATGGTGCGATCGATCTGGCGCAGCGCGCCCGGCTTGCTGGCAATGCCTTTCAGGAAGGTGGCGCAATCGGTGCCTTCCTCAACGCCCCACGCCTTGATGAGCATTTCAGCGTCCGCAGCCGGATTGCGCGCCGTCCTGACCTGTCGGTCAAACCGGGAAAGCACCTGCGCGCGGCTTGCGACTGAACGCCCGACGTCCTTTATGAAGGCCGTGGCGGTATCCTCATTGCCGAGCAGGGCAACGCCGCAATGGTCGTTATCGACGAAGTGGCGCAACTGGTTGACGGCTTCTGGCACGGCGTTCTGTGCCTCGTCGATGATCAACAGGGAGCCTTCACCGACACGTTTCAGCTTGGCGCCGATCGAGCGGACGAACCGCGCGGGGTTATGCTCATGCACTTCAAGTGCCGCGCAAAGTTCAACGAGCATGCCGTGAACGGTTTTGGTGCTCGGGCTAAGTGTGGCCATGAAGACGTGCGGCCGCGTGTTCAGGAAGTGCTTTGCAGCGGTGGTTTTACCGGAGCCTGCGGGCAGCGTGACGCGGATGAAACCGGATGTCACCTGGGCAAACAGCAGGGCGTTGTAAACGTCCATCCCGACCGCCGTGCGCTGGAATGGAGGCGACACCGGCATTGTGGCCGCCATGTTCTGGCTCGCGTCGAGCGCATCGAGCCAGTTGGCAACCTTCTGGTTGATGTTCGCCAGGACGCCGAGATATTTGCCGCCAAACCACGGCGACAACGTGCCGTCCGGTACATCGGTGCGGCGGGACACTTCGGCTTTCGTCCAGCCAAATTCCGTCGCAGCGTCAACCATCCGCGATGTCAGCTTGCGCCACTCGTCTACGTCAGGCGCAGGGTGCTTTGCGATAAACTCGATTGTCGGTTGAGACTGGTCCCACACGCTATTTGTGTTGGTCGTCTTTTTCATGCTAAGGTTCCTTTGTTCAATTGCGGGGCGGCCTTCGGGTCGCTCATTTTTTTTCGCCCTGTTGGACTGGAACCGTACTCAGTACTTTTCGGCTCTTCTTTTGCGGGCAGGCTTGCCGCCTGCCTCGGTATTCCCTGTGGGGAATTGGATGATCGCGCTTTCCCCGCCCGCCAGTCGGGCAAGTCCTCGCGCGAAGCGATCTTCGAATTCGTTGATGTCCACCGCCTCGACGGGCGCGTGAGCCAGATTGCCGGTGACAAGGCGCGTGACAACCGGACGAACCGGCGTCTTCGGGCGCTTGTCCGCCTCGGCCTTGCGGCCTTTTTCCATGATCTCGCCAAGCTGCATCGGCGACAGCGCCGCGTTGCTCTTCGCCACGGCCTGAAGGTTCTTGACGTGCGTCTTGCGCGCCTTCTCCTGGCGACGGGCGGCACCCGTATCGGCAAAGCCAGTCATGGCAAGGCAATCGGCGTCACAAAGGAAACGGCCTTCCGGATCGTAGATCTTGACCGGCTTATGCAGGTCGGCCGGATCGAAGCGAACGGTCAGCTTGCGACCGATCCACTCGTTAAGCACGGCGTTCCAGTAACGGTTTCCGTGCAGGTGGATTGCACCATCCGGCTTGCGGGCGGTAATGGCCACGGCCGAGAGCATCCAGAGTGAACGCTGCGCCATGCTGGCATAACGAACGATGGTGGACGGCTCCGCGATCGATGCGTCGAACGTCTGCGCAAAGCTGCGACCGTTGGCGGTTTCCGTGGTGCGGTTCAGCCGGTGATTATGCTCGTCAACGCAATGCGCGACATGGCGCTGAAGGGTTTCGAGCGGAACGGCGCTGGTGCCGTAGTTTTCCGGCTTCGCGTCCGGCCGGTTGCCGGTGTAGCAACCGGACATGGACGGATGCTTGGAAATTTCCTCGGCAAGATCGCGCCAGGCGCGTTCGATCGGCTTCGACTGACCGGAGCGCGGCTTCACGAAATGCGGCTCGATGTCGAGGGTTTTCAGGAGGCCGGCAACGTCGTCCTCATTCACCTTGAAACGGTGGCGGGTCTTTGCCCCGCCCGAAATCATCTTGCCCGCAAACGCGCGGCCGTTGTCCATATAGATGTGATAGGGCAGCATGCCTTCATGGTTCTCGATCATCGAACCGATGCAGGTCCGGACGGCCTCCCAAGTCTCGGCCTCGGCCAGCGTCCACGAAAGCACCTTGCGGGAATAGATGTCCTGAATACCGATGAGTATGATGCGCACCGGCGTTTGAGACCACGGAACCCGAACAAACAGATCGAGCTGGTGACCGTCGGTGTTGACGATCTCCATGGCGTGCAGATGCGCAACGGTACGTTTCTGCGCCGGGAAAAGCTGTTTCGCCTTGTCCTTGCCTTCGCGGGCGATGATCTGGGCGGCCTTCGGCACTTCCGCGTCGAGGCGGCGGCGCAAGGAACGCTCCGAAGGGATCGGTGACAGGTTCTGGTCACGAGCGACCATCGTCATGCGACGGTAGCAGGCGCTAAAGGATGGACGTTCCGGCCGCAGGAAGTCAGATTTCAGGATTTTCCATGCTTCCGGGTGGCAGGGGGTGACATCAGCGGCTTCACCGCTGGCGCTGCCCGAAAACGCTGGGGCGAGGGCGGCAAGCCAGTCCTGGCGGGAATGGCCTTCGACCATCTTGCGCCACTCATAGTAGGTTGCCGGCACGATATCGGCCCTGCGGGTAACGTGGGCGACGGCATGTTTCATGCTGATGCCCGAGGCCCGCAGTTCCTCAACTTCCGTCAGTACGGCGAAGCGGGTCTTGCAGATGGCCTTATGGGCATGCGAAAGGGCTTCAAACCGGTCCCAAAGCATCTTTGAGAGTTTCGTTGGGCGCGGATCGGATGGCTCCGCATTGAGAAAAGCAAGCTTCGCCTGCGCCACCGGAGGCAGGAAGGAATAATGGTACTCAAACCCGCCGCCCTGACCGGCCTTCGGGCGGGCCTTCGCGGTGGACCGCACGCCAGAGCGGTCGATAAAAAGATCGATGCCTTTGCGCGACTGCGGCATACCGGGAAGCGCTGCTGCAGCCAGCTCGGCGGATGTGAACCATTCTTTCTTCATTTGCGCACCCGACGAATGTGCACTGGCGTCGCCTGAAGAACTTTCAGTTCCTGGGCGAGCTTCTTTTGCTCCTGGCGAATGCGTGACATTTCCGCGAGGCGGGCTTCGTCGCCTTCGAGCAGCAACAGGCCGTCATCGGAAACAACGACATCCCAAAGCCAGAAGGCGTTGGTGGCGCGGACAAATGCCTTGAAGCGCGGCATGCTGATGTCGTGGGTGGTCTTGCTTTCGGCGGTGTAGCTGTCGAGAGCGGACTTCGAGACCTTGTCCAGGCCGAGATAGTAGGCCATGCGTGCCGCGATCGTGTCGCGGTCGTACTGGCATTCCCGGATGGCACGCGCCATTTCGCGTTTCAGGGTCGAACGGAAGCGGTCGATATCGAGACGTTCCGATGCAGAGCGCACCGGGAAAACTGTCTCTTTGAAAAAGTCCATCTGGTTGGGATCGCGTTTCGTGCTCATGCTGCCTCCTCGCGGATCGCAGCCATGAGGGCATCCGGCGTGTTCGACATGCCGATGTGCTCAAGGAAGCTGTCGCGGGTTTCCTCGCTCGCCTCGTCCCAGGCGGCGATCAGTTTCGTGAAGATGATGGATTGAGAAGGGGCGGGTGGCGTGGTCACCAAAGCCGGGGGCTTGGTGAAGGCCAGTACCTTTTTCACATCCGGGGTGTGCTTCAATGCGGCGGCCACAGCGATCTGGTCTTCACGAGGAAGCTTTGCCAAGGTCAAAAGCTGCGATTGATCGTTTTCCGCCGTGGTGCCGCGTACCGCCTGTCTCAGCACCGGATCGAGATTTTTCCCGATGCTGGTCACCTTTTCATAGGTGCTCTGACCGAAGCCGAAGCGCTCTTTTACGCGCTCGGAAAGCTCCCGCCCACCAGCGAAGATAACTCCGTAATCGTTACGGTGTTTCTCTGAAGGTCGCCCACCCTTCGGATTGATCTTGCCGTGTTTCTCTTCCCACAGCTCGCGGTACTTCATGACGAAGATGGCGCGATCGAGTGGGTTCAACTCGTTGCGATAGAGGTTCTCGGAGATTTCGAGCAGCTGCGCCTCAACGGCGTCAGCTTTGACGACAATCGCGTCGATCTCCGTCCAGCCGAGCAATGTTGCGGCGGTGGTGCGATAGCCGCCCGCGACCAGCGTGTAAGGTGTCCCCTTTTTCGCGGGCGTCTTGCGGATCATGATCGGGCTGATCTGCCCGTGTTCGGACATCGAGGCGGCAATGGCCTCGGCATAATCCATGTCGATCGGGCGCAGGCGCTCACCGATATGGATGCTGGATACGGCAACGCGAATGAACTCAGCCATATGCTGCGTCCTGTCCGGCTGCTTCGTGCAGCATGGTCATGAAGTTGTCTTTTGCCCGCGCGGCAATCCGCTCGTAAGCTTTGTCAAATACCGGCTCGAAGCGTCGCGCCTCGACGATGCGCACCGCCTGCATCACGGTCCAGCGGGCCACGCCGAGCAACACGACCAGGCGACGGCGCGGCACGTTGAAATCGACATGAAGCACATAGATCGCCAACTGACGGGCAAGCTTCGCATCGAACATTTCGGCAGGGGGATTGATGATATGACGAAGGGGAAGGTGATTGAAGTGAGAGCGTGTGGCGCGGTAGCTGGACGCCACCATCGCCTGCAGGCGCTCTTCATCGGAATACGGATTTACCATCGAAAACCTCGGGTTCGTCGCGCGGCGACGGTATTGCGGCAGATCGATGCCGGAGCGGTGGGGACCGGGATTTTGGCCGCCCCGGCATCTGGCGTCGCTCCATGGGGGTAACAGAGCGACGGTTCGGGAAATCAGCAGGATTTGGCGGCCTCTGACCGCGAGAGGAGGCGGCAAAGCTCGGGCTGCATGTCCATGGTGAGGCAATCGACAAGCTTGGCGTCGATATCTTCATCGCCTTCGCCAAGAAGGAGATCGACCAGCTTGTTTCCGGGTGTCATGTGGACATCGGCGTCCATGACGGTGGCGCTCGCCTCTGCAGAGAGGACTTCCTGCAGGGCTTCCTGCAGGATAGTGTCATCGAGCAGGATGGATGCAGGGGCGTAACCGGCTGCCAGCTTGGCCTGGTTGAATTCGTACGCGGCCTTTACGATGGCGCGGGCCTGCCGCAAACGTTCGGTATCGACAGCTTCAAGATCAACGACGCAGGCAACGGCGTGCGGTTGTTTGACTTCGCGTTCTTCTACTGTTTTCGGCGAAGGCGTGAAAAGAAGCACGTCGGAAGGATGCGGGCGATCGATCAGGCCGTTTTTGACGCGTTCGTGCCAGTGGGCGAAGTCGTCAAACGTTGGCCCTTCGAGATTGCGCTTTTTCACGGCGTTGCCGAAGAAATAATAGGCTTCACGGACTGACTGCCCGCGCTCGACGATGTTGTCGAAAGTGGTGATTACCAAGTCCATGATGCGCGGCGGGACACGGTCAAAGAAAGGCACGGCGACGTAGTTGCGAACTGCTGCGGTCATTGAGCTGCTCCAGAGTTTTTGAGGATGGTGAAAAAGACGGCCGAAACGCCTGCGAACGCAGGACTAAAAATCAGCAGGGTTTCGGCCCACCGGCACACGCGAGAGCGGGCCGGAATGAAAATCGGGGTGTCGAAATTGGCATGCGGTTTCGTCATTGTGGGGTGACTGCTGATCGGCGATTGTCGGGGTGTGGAGCGGTCGAGAGATTGGGACTGACAGCCGGGGCGAACGAACGCCTTGCACTCGTGCGGTAGGCTAGAGCAGCAATCCCGAACCGTTCCACGCTTCATGCTGCGGCTTGCTCCGCTTCGGCGGCACGACGGCCGTTCCGGTAATTCTCCGACGGCTGCGGGCTGAGCCTGCTGCCATCGCCGTGATAACGGGAGAACCAGAGAAGGTGCGGCCGGGTGTTCAGGGCCGCCGCGATTGCGCGTTCACCAGCAGCGTGTGGCTCGTGAACGGCATTGCCGGCTGTGCCGGTCGGCAGGCCATATTTCTTGTCGATCTCGGCAAGCGTGATTTTGGCAACGATGAGCTTGCCTTTAATACGGGCAATTTCTTCCAGCCTTCGGCGTTCGGCACGGCTTGTCTTGCCGCCGTCAGAGACACGGTGCATAAAGGATTCCTTCCAGAAGGGAGGCCCTGACCGGCCTCCTTTTTTGGGGTTATTAATTCTGCGAACACAGAAAGGTATAAGCACTTTTGTGCCTATTGCAAGCACAAAAGTGCTTATCGCGAGCGATGGGTAATACCGCTACGACCGAAATTGGCGCACGAGCTAAACTTGTGCGCGACGAAAACGGACTTTCTCAACAAGAGATGGCCGATAGGCTCGGCATGTCTTTGCGGGGATGGCAGAAAATTGAGAGGGGTGAAGGCACGCCCAACGGAGAAACCCTTCTTTCGTTCGAGAGGTTTGAGATCAATCCTGGATGGGTTTTGACGGGTATTGGCCCAAAACATCTGGGCCGCCCTCAAGAAAAAGGGTTGGTAGCCGAAACGCTGATTAAGCGTGCCGTAGAAGAAATGAAATCAGTAGCCGCGACTGCCACGGAAATGGTTCGTGAAACCTTTGAACCCGTGGCCGCGCCGACGATAAAGTTCCTTCCGCTAAAAGCATCCGCGGGCGGAGGTTCTGCAGTGCTTGATGAGTCTCGGGGTATCGATCTGGATATGGACGCCCTTGCAGCTAAAGTACTCGGCGTTCGTCGGAAGCATCTCCGGCTGCTTGAGATTAAGGGAGACAGCATGCTTCCGGCGCTGGCGAGTGGCGACTTTGCAGTCATTGACACTAGTCAACCAAATACCGGCGAGGACCCCGCTAACGGTCGAGTTTATGTCGTTTCGCTCCACGGCGATATCTTTGCAAAACGCGCATTGTGGGTTGATGCGGAGACCCTACATTGGTGCTCAGATAACAGCGACCCACATTACGCTCCTATAGTGTTGCACGGAGACGACATCAACCAGGTGAAAATTATTGGGCGGGTAATTTGGTCATGGAAACCTATCTGAGGCCTGAGTTTTTGAACTCGCTTGGTGTTGTCCTGCAAGGGTTCGGCACAATATTGGGAGCTCTCGCTGTCTGTTATGCTGGATACGTGGGGTCCAGTACGATCAACAAGTGGCGAACACAGAAATTAGAAGAGAGAAAAATCGAAGAAGCGGAAAAGATTGTCGTCGCTGCGTACAACGCGAGACGTTACCTGTCCTATCTGCGCTCACCCTATATTGCTCCCCAAGAGCTTGCCGAGGCAGAACGGCAACTCGTGACATCCGGATTTGAACTGAGCAATGATCCCTCTCAACGAAAGCGCCTGATAAGCACTCAAGTCTATTACCGTCGGCTTGAAGCCTCGCATGACAAAATAATGGATTTAGATGCTCGATTTCCCATGGCCCGAGCGCTATTTGGCGATGCCTTGGAAGGCGCATTGGAAAAATTGGGGGCACAATTCAACGTCCTAAAGGCGTTCGTTGACAGTCATGCGCAATTTAATCCAGCCACTGACGACATTGAGTTCGGGAAGAAAATCCAGTCTGCTCTGGTGAGAGGGTACCCAACCGAGGACAAAGACGAGATCGCTCGAACCGTCGATGACCAGATCAAGATCATAGAGAGCCTGTGTTTGCCAGTTCTTAGGCTAGTAGCCGGAAAATCTTGA